CACCACCTCGCGGAACGATTCGGGGCGCGGTCCAAAAAACCGGAGTCGGTCGTCATGGCGCTCGTGCGCTATCAGCGCGCGGCGTGAGCCCGAAAGAGGTGGAACATCGCTAGTACCTGAGCCGCCTGTTCGGCGCTTGACTGGTGCGTGACCGTTTCGACCACGCATCTCTGCCCGAAGCAACTGCTCGCGGGCGACTCGCTCGATCTACTCGTCACGATTCCCGGTGACTTGAGTGGATGGACCGGCTCGGCCCGTCTCACGGGCTTGTCGACGATGGACGCCACGAGCGTCACGACCGTCGGCCCCGACTTCGCGGTCTACTTCAAGGGCGTGGCCGGCACCAGCGCCCTGCTGCCCGGCGCGTATGTCCTGACCGTCTGGGCGACGAACGCCAACGACCGCTACACCGTCGTGCAGTACAAGCTGCAGGTGCTTGCCAACCTCGCCACCGGCACGCCGGCGCTGGCGCACGCGCAGCAGCTGCTCGCCCTGATTGAGACTGCGATCTACAACCGCGTCAACGGCAACGGCGACGGCGGCATCGACGAATACGAAATCGCCGGGCGTCGGGTCAAGAAGATTCCGCTCGTGGAGCTGCACCGCCTCCGGGCGAGCTATAGCGCCGAAGTGGCGCGCCTGCAGAACCCCGACCGCCCCTACGGGCGCATCAAGGCGGTCTTCAGCCCGACCGGCCAGATGCCGGACATCCTCCGACGGTACGAATCGTGAGCGCCAAGAGCACGCGCCCCTTCCTGCACCGCGTTCGCGCCGCGATTGCGCGGACCATCGCCCCAACGCAAGCGCGCAATGGCGCGTTCTCCGGGGCCGCCAGCACGCGCCTGACCGCCGAGTGGGTGTTCGCCGGCCGTCGCTCGGCCGCGCAGGACACCTACGGCGACATGATGGTGCTGCGCAACCGCGCCCGCGAGCTGGTCCGCAATACGCCGTATGCCTCGCGCTTTGTCGCGCTGGTGGCCGAGAACATCGTCGGCCCGCATGGCATCCGGCTGCAGGCGAAGAACCAGACGCTCGAGGGCAAGGAGTTCACCCGCGCCAACAGCCAGATTGAGTGCGCTTGGGAGGAATGGAGCCGCCCCGAGCATTGCGACGCCGGCGGTCGGCACTCCTTCACCGAGCTGCTCGCGCTGGCGGTCAGCCAGCGGGCGATGGACGGCGAGTTCCTGATGCGCGAGATCCTCGGCCAGGGCACGTTCGGCTACCAGCTGCAGCTGATTGACCCCGACCTGCTCGACGAGACGTGGAACCGCCCGCCGACGCCCGACATGAACGGCGTCTATCAGGGCGTCGAGGTCGACCAGTATTTCAAGCCCGTGGCGTACTGGATGTGGACGCGCCACCCCACCGACCCGGCGTTTGACCGTCGGCGCGTGCGGATTCCGGCGTCCGAGATCATTCACGACTTCCGCGCCTATCGGCCGGGCCAAGTGCGCGGCGTGAGCGACTTCAGCCCGATCATGGGGCACCTGAAGATGCTCGACGGCTACTTCGAGGCCGAAGTGGTCGCCGCCCGCATCGCGAGCGCGTCGATGGCCGCTATCGAGCAGTCGCCCGATGCGCCGGCCATGGACCCGATGACCGGCAACAACGACCTGCCGATGGAAGTCGAGCCGGGCGCGATGCTGCGCTTGAATCCCGGCGAGAAGCTCGCCATGTGGGATGCCACGCACCCGACGCAGGCGTTTGCGGACTTTACGCGCACGATGCTGCACAGCTTTGCCGCGGGTCTCGGCATCAGCTATATGACGCTCACCGGCGACTTGAGCCAGGCGAACTATTCCTCGATGCGCGCCGGCCTGATTGGCGAGCGTGACCACTGGCGCCGCGAACAGCAGCGCCTGGTGATGCACGTCCTCGATCGTATCTATCGGCACTGGCTCAAGCAGGCGCTCCTGACGGCGAAGGACCAGCTGCCCGCCCTCGACTACGACTCGCGCCGCTGGACGACCGTGCAGTGGCAGCCGCGGGGCTTTGTCAGCGTCGACCCGATGAAAGAAATCGAAGCGGCCCTGCTCGAGGTCAACGCGGGCACCAAGTCGCTGACGCAGTTCGCCGCGGAGAGCGGCCGCGACCTGCCCGACGTGATTGCCGAGCGCGCGCGCGAGATCCAGTGGTTCGTCGACGCCGGGGTCCCAAGCAACCTCGCGACCAGCATGGCGCAGAAGGAAAGCGCGCCGGTCACCACCGACGCGGCCATGTCTACGGCTGACAGCACCGACAGCACCGCCAGCACCGACCGCACCTCGAACTCTTCAACCGGGGGCCGCGTGCTGCCCCTGCGGAGTGGCACCCATGGCTGAGATTCCTGCACTTCCGTTTTCCACCCCGAGCTATCGCGAGATGGACTTTCGCGTCGACGCCGAGGAGCTCGCGGCACGCGCCGCCGCTCGTGCGGTCGCTCGTGCGGCTGCCAAGGCCGCGCGCGAGGCGCGCCTGTATGCGATGCAGGGCGACGGCGGCGGCGATGACGGCGATGGTCCCGATGTCGAAGACGCCGCCGATGCGATGGACGATCTCATCCCGGTCGCGATTTCGAGCGAGCGCGCCGTGATGCGCGAAGACTACATGACGGGCGACCGCTACATGGAGGTGCTCGATCATGCGCCCTCGAGCGTCGATCTCTCCTATGCCCGCGACGGCCTGCCCTTTGTGATGAGCCACCGCGCCGGCGACGGCGATGCGCAGCACGGCATCGTCGAGAACGTGCGCGTCGGCGTCGATCGCGTGCTCCGCGGCGATCTGCGCATGTCGCGCGCGCAGCGGTCGCAGGAAATCGGCCAAGACATCCGCGACGGCATCCGCAAGAAGGTCAGCGTCGGCTATCTGACCGGCAACAGCTACGACACCACCGACAACGCCGACGGCGTCGCCACGCGCCGCTACCGCGCATGGATGCCGCTCGAAGTCAGCTCGGTTCCCATTCCCGCCGACTATTCGGTCGGCATCGGACGCAGCGCCGTTTCTGGTGACGCGCTGCCGCACCACCTCGCCGACGCCATTCGGGCGTTCGTCGAGCGTCACCAGCCCACCCCGAAGGCCGTCCAGGCCGAGGAGCGTACCATGAGTGAGCACGCCAGCGCGGCCCCGGCCGCCGTGACCGTCGGAGCCGAAGCGGCCTCCGAGCGCGTCAAAAACATCGCATCCCTCGCCCGCGAGCACGCGATGACGGACAAGCTGCCGGACTGGATTGCCGCCGGCGCATCGGAAGTGGAAGTCTCCCGCGCCATCTCGACCGAACTGCAGGCGCGCATCAAGCGTGGTCCGCAGGTCTCGGCCGGCGTGGAAGTGGACATGAACGAGAAGCGCGATTTCTTTATCAGCCGCGCCCTCGTCGAAGGGGCCGGCCTGTCGCGTGAGTTCGGCGTCGACACCGGCTTCGAGCGCGAAGTGATGGCCGAAGCCCGCAAGGGATCGCCCAGCAAGGCCGGCGGGGCCGGTGCCTTTGTTCCGAACATCATCAAGCGTGCGGGCATTGACTCGGCGACCGCCACGACCGGCGGCCCGTTCAAGTTCACGCAGCCCGGGTCGTTCATCGAGGTGCTGCGTAACAAGCTCGCCGTGGCCCGCCTGGGCGCGACGTTTATGACGGGGCTCACCGGCCCGGTCAGCTTCCCGCGTCAGACCGCCGCCGGCTCGGTGAGCTGGATTGGCGAAAACCCCGGCTCTGACACCTCGGACTCGAACCTGACGTCCGACACCGTCACGCTGGCGTTCAAGACCCTGATGACCACGACCTCCGTGTCGCGTCAGGCGCTCTTTTCGGCGGCCTCGGGCAACTACGACCTCGAAGCGATCATTCGCGACGACATGGCCGCAATCATCGCCCTCGGCGTCGACTTGGCCGCCATCAGCGGCTCCGGTGCCAGCAACCAGCCGCTCGGCATCCTGTCGAACACGAACGTCGGCACCGCAACCGCCCTCGGCACCAACGGCGGCACGATGGCGTGGAACAACTGGGTCGACCTCGAAACCAGCATCGCCAACAACAACGCCGATCTGCCGGGGCTCGGGTATTTGACGAACACCAAGCAGCGCGGCACAGCGCGCAAAAAGGCCGTGCTCGACCAGACGGCGACCGGCATCCCGATCTGGGGCACCGCGCCGGACATGGAAGGCGTCGTGAACGGCTACCGCGCCGTGGCGTCCAACCAGGTCTCCTCGACCCTCACGAAGGGCACCGCCACGACGGTGTGCTCGGCCGTGATCTTCGGCGCCTGGCCGCAGCTGATGGTCGGCCAGTTCGGCAATGGCTACGAAGTGCTCGTCGATCCGCTCCGCTTGAAGAAGCAGGCGATGATCGAGCTGACGGCCTACACGTTCGCCGATGTGGCGATTCGTCAGCCGAAGGCGTTCGCGACCATCGTCGACGCGCTGACGTACTAACGTGTCGTTTTTGACCGACGATCTCGATGCGATGCTGGCCGACACCGGATTCTCGGTGTCGGTCAGTATCGGCGCGTCGGTCACCCGCGGTCTGTTTGACTGGATGGACATGTCGACGCAGGATGCGTCCGGCTTTGACGTGTTCATCCGGCAGCGGGTCGTCACGATTCGCAGCGGCACGCTGACGGGGCTGCTCAACGGGGTCGCGATTACCGTCGACGGCACCAGCTATCGCGTCCATGACATCAATCACGAATCGGACGGGAACGTGCTCAAGGTGACCCTGACATGATGGTCGAGGCCCTGCGCATGATTGCCGATCGGCTCACCGATGCGACCTATGGCGTCAATGCCATGCTTGCGTCGACGCCGCTCGACAGCGGCGATACGGTGCCCGCGTCCATCGCCACCGGTTCCATCCTTGACGCCACGCGCGACGGCAACGTCGCCCGCGGAAGGCTTCCGGCCTCGCTGCCGGGGATCGCCGTCACGGTGCGCGAGGCGACGGGCCTCGAGAACTACCCGATGGCGGCTGATGCGGAGGCGACCCTGACGGTCGTCATCCGCTTTGGCCTCGACAAGAACCAAACCGAACAGGGCGCGCGCGATACCTCCTACTACCTGCGCACGATTGTGCGGGTGTTGAAGGCGTTCCATCTCGCCGACGCCTCGGCGCGCACGCGCAACAACATTTACCTCCAAAGCTGCGAGACGATGCAACTCGTCCCGCTCTGGCAAGATCTCGACGACAGCATCGTGACCGGTGCCGTCGTCGTGACCTACCACGTCCGCGACTATACCCCGACCTGAGCTCCCTTCTCTATGGCGACGTTCATCACGATCAACGACCAGCTCGTCGAGATACCGGTGGCAGTCCTCGCCGGTCCCGAGGGCGGCGTGCAGGCGTTCGTGGAGAACGCCGTGCGGCAGTCCCTTCGCGCTTCAAAACCTCCGACCCCTGACCGCGCCCCGACGGGCGAGGAGAAGTAACTCATGGCCGCCCCAGCAAAACTCCTACACGTTGCCGCGCTCCTCGCCAAGACCGAGAGCACCTACGGCACGACTGCCACGCTCGTCGCCTCGAGCGACGGCGTGCAAATGCAGTTCGACGCCCCAAACGTCGCCGCGACGTTCGAGATCAAGTACGCCAACGACGGCGACATCGGCCAGTCGATGAGCTCGCTCGGCCAAATTGCGCGCGTCGCACCGGCCGCCCGCTACGCCGAGGGCACCATCCCGGCGCTGATGCGCCTGCCAGGCGCCGCGTATTCCGCGACCGTCCTGCCCGGCTTGCATCGTCTTGTGCAGGCCGCGGGCTTCGATGCGACCGTCGTCACCTCGGCCGGCACCGAAAGCGTGACGTACACGCCGACGGCCTACGGCTCCGGCTACACCTCGCTGACGCTCAAAGCATACGAGCGGCAGGAAGTGCAGGTGCTGACCGGCGCTCTCTGCGATCTTGCGGTCAGCGCCAAGGACGGCAAGCCGCCCAAGTGGTCGTTCGCGACGAAGGCGATTGCGGCCCTCCCGGGCGATGCCTCGCCCGTCCTGCCGGCCGGGCTAGTCTTCCCGAACAGCGCCGTCGCGCCCGTGCCGAACGTCGGCATCACGGTCACCTTCGGCTCGTATGTGACGCCGGTGGTGAAGTCGTGGGACTTCATGCTGAACCGTACCATCAACCCGCGCATCAACTACGCCGCGAGCAACGCGCACGCCGGCTTCGTGCCGAGTGAGCGGAAGCCGCAGCTCAAGCTGACGATTGAAGGCACGGCGCTGCAGACCACGCCGTACCACAACGCCAGCGGCTTCGACCCGTACTCGCTCCTAGACGTCGGCACCAGCTTGGCGCCGGTCTCGGTGCTCGTCGGCTCGACGCAGTACAACAAGTATGCCCTCGTGCTCAATCAGGGGCAGGTCATCGACGTCAAGCGCACGGGCGAAGGCAGCAGCGCCACCTACGAGATTACGGTCGAAGCCTATAACAGCACCGCGACCGCGAACGACGACCTCAGCATCGTCTGCACCTGATGCGCACGCGATGAGCTTCAACGCCGACAGCTATCGGCAGGCCGTCCGACCGTGGGTGCTCACGGTCGGCGGCAAGGCGTGGGAGGCACGGCCGGTAAGCGCACCGGCCGTGCTGGCCTTTCACGCGGCACTTCGGGCCGCAACGACCCCGCCGGCGCAGGAGCGCGCCCTCCGGGCACTGCTCCGGCGTGCGTTCCCCTGGCGCTTTTCGTACCGCTGGCGGGGCGATCCCGTCGACGCCTTAGTCGGCTTGTCGCCGGCTGAACGCGCCGAGGCGCTCACGGATTTTTTCGGATACCTGGAGGGGAAAGCCCGGCGCCCCCTCCCGCCAGTGCCGACGACGCCGAGTGGGACCGCCTCATCGCCGAGCAGTCCCACCGCAGCGTAACCGCCGGCGGCGAGACCGTCGCGCTTGAGACGGCGATGGTGCAGGTGGAGCGAGTGTTTTCGGGGTTCTATGCACCCGGCAGATGGCCGACGGACGATGGCTGTATGCCGGTGCAGCTGTGTTGGGTCTACTGGCAGGCGCTCCAGATGGGACACGCCGCGGAGGCGCTCGCCACGGCGCAAGGCATTGGGCTGGCATTGGGCGATGGGCATCAAGCTGAACAGGCACGGACCGCCACGCTCCGCGCGGCGCTGCCCCTAGAACGCACGGAGTAGAGCGATGGCGCCGAAGGACATTAGCGTAACGATTAGCGCCAAGGACCAAGCCTCCGCGGCGATCAAGGAGACCAAGAAGCAGCTCGGCGAACTCAAAGACGTCGCGCGCGACCTTGGCAAGGAACTGCTTGCGGCGTTCGGGGGGTTCGCCCTCGCGGAGTTCTTCAAAGAGAGCGTGACGGCGGCGGCTGAGGCTGAGGCTGCGTGGTCACGCATGGGCGTCGCGGTCAGCAACGCCGGCGGCAACTTCAAGACCTTTCAGCCCGAAGCCGAGCGCGTCATTGATCTGCTGAGCGTAAAGACCAAAGGGCTGTTTACGAAGGACTCGATGGCCGCGGGGCTCGAGAAGCTGATTGAAGTCAGTGGCAACGCGAAGGGCGCGCTCGGCGCGCTCCCGATTGTGCTCGACTTGGCGCGTGCGAAGCACATGGATTTAGAGTCCGCGGCTACCCTGGTCGGTCGCGTGATGACGGGCAACACGTCCATGCTCAAACGCTACGGCATTGTGGTCGACGAGACCAAGGATGCCATCGCGCAGTTAGCGGCAAAGTTTTCGGGCTTCGCCGAAAGCGACGCCAAGACTATGCTGGGCACGATTGACCGACTGAGCGTCGCGTGGAAAGAGTTCCAGCTGGCCGTTGGCAAGGCGCTTACGAGCGGCGACGCCAACGCCGGCGAAGGGCTGATTGGCGTCCTTGCAAAAATGGAAGCGTTTGTCACCGCCAACGAAGGCACGATTGGCGACCTGACCAATGCTTTTGTCTCGCTTGCCGGTGCGCTGCAGATTCTGGTGTTCCCACTCAAACTTGTGGCCGTGGGATTTGGTGGCGTCTATTTGCTGTTCGCGCTGTTTACTGCCGCTGTGTTGGACTTCAAAGAGGTGATTCGAGGCTTTAGCGGCTTTTTTATCGAAAACTTTGGGGAGCTGCTCAATAAGCTGTCTCCTATTTTCGAAACGATTGGTATCAAAATAGAAAAGATGGCCGATCAGTTGAAGAACGCCGGCAAGCAGCTGCAGGACATGGCGACGCAAAACATCGCGCTCAATCGCGGAGTCGCACAACAACAGATGGACCGCGTCGGTGCTTTTACCGATCGTCTGCTGCAGCCCTTGGATACTCCGGCACAGGCCGAGGCCAAAGGTAAGGGGACCTTACCCCCGCTACCAAAAGCCGCGATGTCCAAAAGCGACAACGCCGCGGTAAAGTCCCTCGCCGACGCGATTCGTCACCTTGGCGAAGAGACGGCCGACGGCAAGACCAAGGCGCAGCAATTCACCGAGAAGATGGACGATTTGCGGGTGAAGATGGCGACCACGAAAGGGGTCACCCAGGAG